CTGGTCTGGCAGCGGGTCTTTTTCCTTGACCTTTGGCTTCTTTGGCAGCGTGAATGCGGTTGGCTCAGTCATTGCGTTCATCTCGCTTGATCCTGTGCATCATGGCCCTGACTGACTGCTCGGCTCCAGGCCAATAGATCTTGTCCAGAGCAGCCAAGCGTCGGTCGATGACCTGCTTGTCTCGGTTGACCTCCCACGTCGTCAGCAGCACCCTGGCCTCGGCCATGAGCAGCGTCGTGCGGTCTGGCTCGATCGGTCCGTGATGCTTGGGGTAATGCGGCTTCCATGGGCGTTTCATGCGATGGCTCGCGCCTTCTTGTGTCTGATTGCCTTGGCCACGATCTGCACGGCCTCGTCAAGCTCTGCGATGTTGCATGTGTCCAGCTGCTGGTCATGGATGTCCATGCCGGTGTTCATGGCATGCAGCTCCAGTCCTGTGAAGCCAAAGACTCCCCTGGCCAGTGAGCGCTTGCCCATGGCGTGGATGGCGTCCTGGGCTGCCTTGATCTCGGCCGCCAGGTGACCGCCGAGCTTGTCTGGGTTGACTGTGGCCAGAGCCTCGGCCATGTTCATGGCTGCGATCAGCAGGTCAACGGTGTCCCTGCTGCCATCGCCGTGAAGCATGTCAAACATGGCCTGGTGGTTTTTGATCTTGAGCTCAATGGCGTGCGGGTTCTCACGCATGGGCTGGAATCCTGACAGCACCCACTGGACCGGGTTGACCAGCTGCTGTCTGGGCTTGTACTTGCTGCGCTTTCTCACTTTTTGGCTCCACCACTGATTTTTTTGATCCAGCAGGCCTTGCAGTACCAGCGACCTGCGCGGATCTGCACGCCACCCTCTGGAGGCTTCTTTGTCTCGCACTTGTCGCACAGCTTGAGCGGCTGGGTGTTGCGGCTGCTGCCTGGCAAAGTCATGTCTGTCACTTCAGTACCTCATGCACGTAGACCTCGACCCGTGGGTCAAGGCTGTATTTCTTTTCGGCCACCAGCTTGATGACCTGCTTGTCGTCAACGTAGACCACGCCATTCAAGGCGTCCAGCACGGCCTTGGCCACGTTGTCCAGATCTGGCTTGCCGGGGATGATCTCGCCGTCCATGGCCAGCAGCTGCTTGCGCTTTGGCCAGCTCGGAGGGATGGCGTGATGGGCCACCACTCGCAGGCTGATCGGCGTGGCCAGCAGCTGCAGCTCGCCCATTGCCTTCTCTGCCAGGCGTGCGATCTCGGCCTCATACGCCATGGTGGCTGCCGGCGTGTACATGCGCACGAAACCACCCCTGCTGCTCGCCCTGGGTCGGCCCTTGCCCTTTGGCTCGCCGTACACCACAAAGTAGATGGCAGCGCTCACAGCTGACCCGCCTCTCGCATGGCTTGGACAAACTGCTCAATGTCTGGGCATGGCAGGTCAGTCCAGCTGGCTCCGTCACCCGTCAGGAACAGCGCCTCTGTAAGCACGTCGTCTGGCACCGGCTGGCCGTCCTTGGCCATGTCCAGCAGCTTGCTGGCTTCTTGGTAGGTCATTTGAAAAGTCCTTGCCAGGGTGATGTGAGGATGCGCCAGACCTCATTGCGACGGATGCGTGAGATCGCGCTCTTGCTGACGCCAAAGCGTTCTGCCAGGACTGGTGCAGGCTCGGAGCTCATGCGGATCTCTTGGGCCTTGGACTCGTCCAGCTTGGCAAAGCCTGCATTGATCCGGTGCTGGCGCAGCTTGTGGGCTGTCACTGTGCTGACCGTGCGCGTCTTGGCCATGGCCCGCATGTGAGCGTCCTGGCCGCGCCAGATCGCATGATCAGGGTTGACGCACTGGTGATTGCCGCATGTGTTGCCGAAGTGCCCGTCTGGCTGCTTTTGCCCGGTGACCAGCTCGCGCAGCATGCGGCGCACGCTGACCATCTTCTTTTTGCCGTCAGGGTAACCAATGACCTGCGGGGTGCTGTTGACGATGTAGCCCTGCCATAGCCAGCAGTCGCCCTCTTCAATGGTCCTGGCCTTGAGGCTTTCAATGGTGTGATTGGTCCGCGCCTTGCTCACTGCTTGACCCCCATGAGGAACTTCTGCAGGCGAGGGTTGAGCTCGCCATAGCGTGGCTGCAGCTGGTCTCGCACGCATTGGTCAATGATCGAGCTAATGCTGCGGCGCTGGTCTTCCGACGCCTTCTGCAGCAGATCCCGGCTGTCCTGGTGCAACCTCACCAGGAAGGGTTTGCGTTTTGTTTCCATGCACAAGAGTATAGCTGTGCGATATCGCTTTGGATGGTTGTGGCCAATCTTTTTTTGCTTTCTTAGGGTAAACACTTAGAAAATTGTTTGTTTGAGGCCTTGTTGACCGATATCGGTTTGTGGTTATAATCACTCATCGCAACCGAGCAGATGAAGCTCAAAAGGAGATGCAGATGACCACCACCGGCAAAATCACCAAGCACAGCGCAGGCCTGTACTACTTCACTGGCCACGTCCAGGGCGTTTTGAGCCAATACAGCATTGTGCTGGAGCGTGGCAGCTGGAAGATCACCCGCGTTTATGGCAACGGCCCACACTTCTATGTCGCCTACGCCACCAAGCGCTTCGCAGTCAACGCCATCATGGGAGCCTGATCATGAACCAGCAGCAACTGATCGAAGCCATCAAGCAGCTGCCTGGCCACCAGGTCTTCCATGGCACAGGTTGTGTGGTGATCGCCCGCACTGCTGGCAACAGCGTCAGTCAGCGCAGCGTCTGGCTTGACCGCAAGAGCACCGTGGCCAACCTGCAGCAGATCCTGGTTGCAGCCAAGGGGGTCTGACATGCGCACCCACGAGCAAAACCTCCAGACCATTGAGCGCAACATTGAGATGTTCCAGCGCTACGTCAAGATGGGTCCAGACGAGAGCACCTGCCGCAAGCTGGTCGCTCTGTTTGACGCCCGCAACGACTACAAGCGCCACATGGCTGGCGAGATTGAACGCAGCGAGATGTGTTACACGGCCATCGAGCTCACCATGGACATGCCCGCCTGGGGCACCTACGGAACTTGAGGGGATGGCCATGAAATTCGTCGCTTATTACCGCGTTTCCACTGACCGCCAGGGCATGTCTGGCCTGGGCCTTGACGCCCAGCGCGAGGCGGTCGCCCGCCACATTGGCCAGGCCGAGCTGGTCGCCGAGTTCACTGAGGTCGAGTCCGGCCGCAAGAATGACCGCGAGCAGCTGGCTCACGCCATGAGCCTGGCCAAGCGTACAAAGGCCACCCTGGTGATTGCAAAGCTGGACCGCCTGGCCCGCAATGTGCATTTCATCTCTGGCCTGCTGGAGTCTGGCGTGCCGTTCGTCTGCGCTGACATGCCAGAGGCTGACCGCACCTTCCTGCAGATGATGGCTGTGTTCGCCGAGCTGGAGGCCCGCAAAATCTCCGAGCGTACCAAAGCAGCACTGGCCCAGATCAAGGCACAAGGCCGCAAGCTGGGCAGCCCGACGCCAGAGCTGGGCAGCGCAGCAGGCATCGCCAAGCTGCAGGCCAAGGCTGACCGCTACGCCGAGCGCGTGGGCCCGCTGGTGCGCGAGATTGTGGCCAAGACGGGTGCCAAGACGCTGCGTGACATCGCCGAGGTGCTTGAGGCCCGTGGAATTGAGACACCCCGAGGCGGCTGCGTCTGGCATCCCAGCCAAGTCAGCAACCTGCTCAAGCGGATCTGACATGGACTGGCTGCTTGTTTTTGTTGTGCTCTGCGTGGTTTGCCAGCTGTGCCTGCCACTGATCGGATACTGGCGCATGAGCCAGGCCGAGCGCAACGCTGCCAAGCGCCAGCAACTGATTGCCCACGCTGCCAGGGCACAAGAGATGGCAGCACAAAAGTTTGGAGAATGAGATGAGCATCAAAGAAATCGCAGAGGCCGCAGCCTGTATCGCAGTATTCGCAGCCATTGGCATCATGCTGGCATGGAGGGGCTGACCATGAACGCACGCCGCACAATGCCATCGCACCCGCTGCTGCAAGGCCGACCCTACACCACTGCAGCGGCCACCGACGTCACCAAGACCTGGCTGCGTCACGGCTGGCAGCCACCCTGCCGCCAGTCACAGGAGCAGGCCAAGACCAGGCTCAACCCACTTGGGGTGCCAGCATGAGCCAGACCACCCAGATCCTCGACATGCTCAAACGCGGCCCGGTCACAGCCATGGACGCGCTGCAGCAGGCCGGCTGCTTTCGCTTGGCCGCACGCATCGCAGACCTGCGCCAGCAGGGTCACCACATCGAGACCGAGACCATTGAGGTCAACGGCAAACACATCGCACAGTATCAACTCAAGGAGAAAGCATGGCTGGGAAATTAACAGACGACCGCGAGATGTCCGCATCACGCTTGCCGGGCCTCATGGGCTTCAGTAAATACAGCACGCCCAATGACGAGCTGCAATTCAGCATCAACGCCATCGACGGCAAGGAGCGGCCAGACATCGGCAACGAGGCCATGGCCTGGGGCAACACCCTGGAGCCTGTCATCCTGGCCCAAGCCTGCGAGCGCCTTGGCATCGAGGGCAAGTTCGACATTACAGAGCCTTACAAGCACAGCTTTATCGCGCTGCAGTGCAGCCTGGACGGCGTCGGGTTTGGCAATGGCCAAGAGATCACCAGCAACCCCGACAAGGGTATCTTTGTGGTCGGCCAGGACAGCATCAGGCTGGACGGTCCAGGCGTGCTTGAGGCCAAGCTGACCAAGACCATGCCAGAAGAGACTCCGCACCTGGCTCGCGGACCCATTCAGCTGCAGGGCCAGATGCTGGTCACCAGCCACAAGTGGGGCGCGGTCTGCGTGCTCTACCAGGGCATCGAGCTGCGTGTATTCCTGTTCGCTCCGCACTCGCAGACACAGGACGCCATTGTGAAGGCTGTCAATGACTTCCATGCCAGGCTGGACACCTACCGCCAGACGGGTGGAATTGAATGGTACCCGCCGACCACCAGCAAGGAGCTGGACCGCATTTACCCGGTCACCACAAAGGACGAGACAGATCTGCCACCCGAGGCAGAGCAATGGGCTGGCGTCATCATGCAGGCCAAGGCCGACATCCGCGAGGCCGAGCAGACCATTGACCTGGCAGAGCGCAAGCTCAAAGAGATGATGGGCCAGGCAGAGGTCGGCCGCGCTGGCAGCGTCGTGATCAAGTGGCCGATGCGTCACTTCAAAGCGCAGCCGGCCAAGATGGTCGCGGCCAAGGAAGCCTACAGCGTGCGCCAGTCCACGCTCTCTGTGAAAGAGCTGCAATGAACATGGTCGATCACCCCACCGTCGCGCCGTTCTATGAGGCCGCCGTCGTGGCATTCCTGAATGCCTGCCCGACCGCAGAGGAACACGAGGCCGAGGCGTTTATTGACGCTATGGCCGAGCTCATTATCACCACCCTGAAAACCTACGTCGAGGAAAATCATGACAGCACTGACCACCACTGACCGCCGAGGCTTTGCCCCTGCCACCATCACCGAAGCCATGCAATTTAGCGAGATGCTCGCTGGCAGCCAGATGGTCCCACGCGCCTACCAAGGCAAGCCGCAGGACGTCCTGGTCTGCGTGCAATGGGGCTACGAGATCGGCCTGGCACCCATGCAGGCTCTGCAAAATATCGCCGTCATCAACGGCAAGCCCAGCGTGTATGGCGACGCAGCCATGGCGCTTGTGCAGGCCAGCCCGGTCTGCGAGGACATCGAGGAATACTTTGAGGGCGAAGGCACACCCAATCCGGTGGCTGTCTGCGTGGCCAAGCGCAAGGGCCGAAAGCCTGTGGTCGCCAAGTTCTCAGTGGAGGACGCCAAGCGAGCCGGCCTGTGGGGCAAGCAAGGCCCATGGCAGGCATACCCCAAGCGCATGATGCAGATGCGTGCTCGTGGCTTTGCCCTGCGCGACGCATTCCCTGACGTACTCAAGGGCCTCATCACAGCCGAAGAGGCTCAAGACTACCCAGACGAGGCCAAGCCACGCCAGGCAAAAGACATCACCCCGCGCAACCCATTGGACGCGATCGCCGCACCAGAGGTGCCGGCAGTCACCAGCGAGCCAGCTGTCATTGAGGCAGCCTTCGCAGCCGACCAAGAGGCCGACGCTGTCAACGCCCTGGTGGCCGAGGCAGCAGCTGAAGGCTTGGAGGTGATTGACATCCCCGAAGTGGTGGAAGCGCCACAGTCAGAGCCAGTGCAGGAGACTATTGCAGATGAGCAACAGACTGAGCCTGAAGCGCCAGCTGTCGCAGGCTTTGCGCTGCTGCTGCCAGGCAAGGACGAGCCGGCCAGCATGCACGCCACCCTTGACGAGTGGGCTGTGGCTTATGAGGACATGGCCGAGAAAGTTGCCAGGCTGACAAAGGTGCCAGCGCGTGAGCGCATGACAAAGCTGCGCGAGTTCAAGGAGATCAATGAGTCCACGCTCAAGCGCATTGACGTTGTGCTGCGTGTCAGGCACACAGCGGCGTACAGCCAGCGCTTGAAGGCTTTGGGCGCGGCTCAGTGATCTGACAGGAAGAGGGCGCGTTCTGCATCGCGCCTTCTCACAAGACCTTTCAGCACCTTGCCGCCTGCCTTGGTCCACTGCATGAACGCGTCGGCTGCGGCGTCCCACTCCTCGCGCTTAATGCACTGGCGGATGCTTGAGCGCTGGAAGTTGCCCAGCCCTACATTGAAGGAAAAGGCGACACACGCATCAAATTTGTGTTGATGCTCAGGATTGTCAAGATTGGGAGCAAGTCGAAGAACACCACGTTCAAAAGATACGAGGTCATTCTTGAAAAT